TCTATGATAAGATTGACGCGGACTTCGCTCCCGAAGGAGACAAAGTTGTACCCTTGAGTGGTAACGAGGATGTTGACTTAGGGTGATAACTCTGGTAAACTAAAACTATCCTATGGATCTACCTGTTAACGACAAAGAACTTGTCACTATCGTCGCTGCCCTTAAACTGGGTGGCGACACTGCCCTTCACAACAAACTAAAACTTGTTACTGAACTAAGAGCATTGGGTAAACCTTACAAAAAAATCTTACGAGAACAATACGGTTATGTCGTTTAAGTATGAAGAGAGTGAAACTCTCGATCATTTGAAAGACTACATCAGCAACACATACAAAGGTCACTATTCAGCAGGCAACGATAAAATTCAAACACTGGATTTAATTGAAGCGTGTGGTGATGCTGAGGCATTCTGTAGGAGCAACATCCTAAAGTATGCCTCTCGTTATGATAAGAAGGGTTCCGCCAAAATGGACCTTCTGAAAGTGATGCATTACGCAGTCCTTCTATACCACTTTTCACAAAAACAATCTATCACGGAAACTTACCCTCAATGAGCACAGTAAAGATCTCCAAAAAAACTCAATCAATCCTTAAGAATTTTGCTACGATCAACAAGTCTATCGTTATCGATCCTGGTAGTAGGATCCGTACGATCTCTGTCAACCGCAACATTTATGCTAGTGTCGAGGTTGCTGAAAAGTTCCCTCAGCAGGTCCCGATTTATGACCTCGGTCTGTTCCTCTCTGGTCTCTCACTCTTTGAGAGTCCGATTTTTGACTTCAGTGACCCTCAGAAACTTGAGATCAAAGATGAGATCCACCAAGCGAGGACGCAGTATTACTACTCTGATCCAGACATCATCACAAAACCGCCGTCCAAAGAACTGGACATCCCTGGGGTAGATGTTGAATTTAATCTTCGTACTGATACTCTTGCTGATCTTCTCCGTGCTGCTTCCGTCTACCAAGTGCCTGATCTATGTTTGTACAACGGTGGTGGGAACATTAACTTGATGGTATGTGACAAGAAGAATGAAACAAGCAATACATTCAGTGTCCCAGTTGGAACTCTTAACAATCCTGATGATGAGTTCTGTTACTGTTTCAAGGTAGAGAATCTTAGATTGCTCCCTGGAGATTACAAGGTTCGTATCGCTAAGAACAAGATCGGACACTTCCAATCTACAGGCACACCCCTTGAATACTACATCGCTCTAGAACCAAAAGGCAAATGAAGCAAACTGACCTCTTCAGAGTTCCAGTCTACATCCACTCAGTCCGTGACTGGGATAAGATCAAGGAATCATTCTTGAACAAGATTGACTGGAATGACCCTGAGTGTCAGGATCTAATGCAGGATGATTACCTCAATGGCGGTTATAGTGATTTCCACAAATACTATGCTGCAGGTCGTAATGCAGATTATTATGACGAATTGATGACCATCCTGTCTCAACCGCTTCAAGAGTTTGCTAGTATGAACCCAGGAGCGTTTGTGACTAATGCGTGGTGCCAAAGGTATCCCGCTAACACTTGTCACTCTGCACACAATCACGGTGCAATCGGATACTCCTCTGTGTTCTATGCTCAACTGGGTAGAGCACATCAACCCACGTCATTCTTCTCACCGTTGATTGATCCGTGGTCTGGACAGATCGAATCGATCAATCCACAATGTAGAGAGGGAGACATCATCTTCTTCCCTTCATATCTTATCCATCAATCGCAACCACATCGTGCTGCTGAGGATAAGATTATTTTTTCTTTCAATTTATATCTCTCTGGAGATACTATTTCATTATGAGTGATTTTCTTTGGTGCGAACAATATCGTCCTCGTAAGATTGACGATTGTATTTTGCCTGAGAATATCAAGAGTGTGCTAAGTAAGTTTGTAGAGTTAGGAGAGATTCCTAATCTTTTACTGTCTGGTCCTCCTGGTATTGGCAAGACCACAGTAGCGAAAGCATTGTGTGAACAACTAGAAGCAGATTATTATGTCATCAACGGATCAGACGAAGGAAGGTTCCTTGATACAGTCAGAAACAATGCAAAGAATTTTGCATCGACCGTATCTCTTACTTCAACATCTAAACACAAAGTCATCATCATTGATGAGGCAGATAACACAACCCCTGATGTTCAACTCCTCCTCAGGGCAAGCATTGAGGAGTTCAGTGGCAACTGTAGATTCATCTTCACTTGCAACTACAAAAACAAAATCATCGCACCCCTCCATTCTCGCTGCTCAGTTGTTGACTTCTCCATCACAGGAAAGCAAAAGCAACAACTCGCAGCAGAGTTTTTCAAGCGTGTCCAGTCCATCCTTGAAGAACAAAAGGTCACTGCAGAACCTCGCGTTCTGGCAGCGTTAGTACAAAAGTATTTCCCTGATTTCAGACGAACTCTAAATGAACTCCAACGTTATTCTTCCATTGGTAAGATTGACACTGGTGTTCTTGCTGCTGTATCTGATACTAAACTTGACGACCTAGTTACCTTCTTGAAGGGTAAAGAGTTTACCAAGATGAAGAAGTGGGTAGTACAGAATCTTGATAACGAACCCACACAGATTATGAGGAATGTTTATGACAGTCTCTATACATATCTGGCACCTCAGTCTATTCCTGAGGCAGTCCTTTTAATCGGTGAGTATCAATACAAGTCTGCATTTGTTGCAGATCAGGAAATCAATCTTGTTGCATTCCTTACTGAACTAATGATGAGGTGTCAATTCAAATGAAGACTAGACCACGAGAGTATCACTTCGTAGATGCTCTGACTGATATTAGATCAGCAGTTTTGTTAATCGGACTCCACGGACCAAACCTTGTAGGTATGGAACTTGGGGTCTTTCGTGCAGAGAGTCATCTGACTATCCTGCAGAACTGTCCTAACGTGAAGAAGTTGTACGGTGTTGATAACTGGAGACCATATACTGACTGGATGAATCCTAACGGTGATGGTCCACTCAACTCCACAACTGAAGCACAGATGGAAACACACGAGTGGATTGCTAAACATCACATCAAGTGGTCTGGTGTAGCAGATCGTTCCGAACTTTGGAAGGGCAACACATCAGAACTACACGAAGAGGTGGATAACAATTCATTTGATTTTATATTCTTTGATGCTTGGTTAGACTACGAACAAGTTAAACGTGAACTGACTGACTGGTATCCCAAACTTAAGAAGGGCGGTCTATGTATCGGTCACGATTATAACGCTGAAGCAGTGAATGTTGGTGTAGCAGAGTTCAGAGACATAAATGATATTAACAAACATATGGCAACATATGATTCTATGTTCGCTTGGAGAAAATGAATCACATTGGATTAGAAGTTGTCTTCTGGACAACTATCACAGTTTACATTCTCGCTAGAGTAGGGGTCTTCAGAAAATGAAGAAACACCACATCTTTCCTATCGAGATCTTCACCTTTGAACGACCTGATCTCGTAGATCCTGTATTGGATGCACTTGATCCTATTGATCGTGGTATGTTTAACTTCCCACATCCTGTACAGTCAACTAAAGGTAACCTTCACAATATTCCTTCATTCAAACCACTGGTTGATTGGATCGAGGAATGTATGGAAGAACTAAAGAAAGATCAAGAGTTTGAGATGTGGGGTAAGTTCGAAGTCTCTATGATGTGGGGCAACGTATCGATGCCTCGTAGCGAGGGTATGCATCAACCACACAGACACCCTCTTTCATACTGGTCAGGTGTCTTCAATCTTACTGAAGGACACCCTACGCAGTTCCAAGACCCCTGTTGGGTCCGCTCGTACAATCAGATGGAAATAGTCTCATCAGCATATAAGAACGCTTGTAGCGCCCCTGAGTGGCGTCCTGGGACATTGGTGATCTGGCCAAGTTGGTTGGTCCACTTCTCAACACCGCACGTGGGTGAAGAATACCGTGCAAACATTGCATTCAATGCAGTGCCGACTGGTCCTATTAACTTCGGTCCTTTCGGACAAAATATGGTCAACTGGAAGTTGATCAAAGACGACCCTATTATGCATTCCGACCCAAATGAAAATAACAATGAAGAACACCAAGAAGGAAATGTTTGAGGAACTACAGAAAGTAGATACCTACAGACAAGAGCGTAACATTCTCACCTACTTGGCAATAACCTTTTTCGTAACCACCTGCTTGTTCTAAATGAAAATCGACAGATACTATGATCCATACGAAGATCTTGAAAGAGAGATCATTGCTGATCTAGAGTATGCAGCACAGAGAATTGGTGGTAAGATGGAAAGAATCACCCGAGTAGATTCTCGTGGTAGATCTTCCAAAGTGATTACTATTGAATATGATGTTAACGAACCTGGGTGAAATGAAATCTTATAAAACTCCGCTGCGCTATCCAGGTGGTAAGTCACGTGCAGCAGCGAAGTTATATCCTAAGTTTCCAAACAACATCAAAGAATACAGAGAACCATTCCTAGGGGGTGGTTCTATGGCAATCTATTTTTCAAAAGCAAATCCAGACACACCTGTATGGGTAAATGACACATACTATTACCTGTACAACTTTTGGATTCAACTCCAAGATCGTGGGTATGATCTGAGTGATACATTGATGGCACTCAAGAACGCTCACGATACTAAGGAGAAAGCAAAAGATCTATTTCTCAAATGCAAGGCAGACATCGCCAACGTATCTGAGTTTCAACAAGCAATTTATTTCTACGTGCTTAATAAGTGTTCATTCTCTGGACTCACAGAGAACAGTTCATTTTCTAAGCAAGCATCTGTATCTAACTTCAGCAAGAAAGGAATCAAGAAACTTGCTCACTATCAACAGATCATTGAGCATTGGGAGATTACCAATGTTGACTATAGTGAACTGATGACAGATGAAAAAGATGTATTCTCCTTCTTAGATCCTCCATACGACATTAAAGATTTCTTGTATGGAACTAAAGGTGAAATGCACAAAGGATTTGATCATCACAGATTTGCAAAGGTATGCAAAGAAACTACACAGGACTGGATGATCACCTATAATTCAAATGAGAACACTCGTGCTCTCTTCAGCGAGTATAATCAAGAAGAATGGGATCTCACATATACAATGAGATCTGTGGGCAACTACAACACCGAACAATCCAAACGTAAAGAACTTCTCGTCACCAACTATGTCAAAGCACCACAAGGACTACCCTTTAACTGATTACTTAAACAGTATCAATCATACTAAAGAAGATCTTCGTGAACGTGGAGACGACTGGATGAAGAAGTATCCTTCTTACATCGTCAACAAATGTTTGAGTGGATTCAAAGAGACAGTGCTATATGCTAATGCTGTCAATGAGTTCCACCAACTTGATAATGACCTTCAATATTCATTTTATCTAAATAGTCTGAGAAAGAAACGCCGTTTCTCTCCCTGGCAACGTAAGGACAAGGTAGAACATCTTGACCTCATCAAAAAATACTTTAAGTATTCAGATGAAAAAGCACGGGATGCACTTAGAATTCTGACCAACGATCAGATTGAATTGATTAAATTAAAAATGAATACTGGAGGTAAAACCAATGGCAGGTGAGATCGAGATTTCTTGGTCCCCCGATATGATGGTAGAGGTTAGTCTCAAGCAACCTGATGACTTTCTCAAAGTCAGAGAGACTCTTACTAGGATCGGTGTAGCATCGAGAAAAGAAAAGAAATTATTTCAGAGTTGTCATATTCTTCATAAGAAGGGCAAGTATTATATTGTCCACTTCAAGGAGTTGTTTGCGTTGGATGGAAAGCACGCGAACCTAACTTCTAATGACGTAGAACGTCGTAACAGAATTACAAAACTCCTATCAGATTGGGGACTTGTAGGTATTGTTGATGAGGAGATCGGTGAACTTGCACCGTTGAATCAGATCAAAGTTATTTCATATAAGGATAAGGGTGAGTGGATCCTAGAATCGAAGTATAATATAGGTAAGAAACGTACAGTCTCAGAATAGATAAATAGGTCAGCAATCCATTCAGCACTATGTCTGAGGAGAAGAAAACACCTCCTAAATCTGAAGAAAAACCAAAAGGTTTCTTCGGTCGTTTGAAGGAAGCATCTGAGGACAAAGAGGAACAACTGGCGATTCTCAGTACATTCGTGAGACTCGGCATTCTCATTTGGAGCGGAGGGATCCTGACGTTAGCGTACGTTGATCTTCCCAAAGCACTAAATTTTCCCGAACAAGACCTCGATCCAACTTTCATAGCTAGCGTTTTCACGGGCGTTTTAGCTACATTTGGCGTCCAGACTGCCAAGAAGAATGGTAATGGAAATACCAATGGTAGTGTAGGTATTACAAAGGCAGATATGGAGAGACTCATCGAAGCAGCAGCACAAAGTGCACCTGCTCAAGTCATCCGTGTTGAACAAGCACCTTTGAAAATTACTACCGATGATAACCCTAAAAAGTATGATCTCTAATTATGCAAAAAATTATTAACGTTCTGGTTGTATTCAACTTCCTATTCGCAGGTACTGTTACAGGTACTTTCGTATATACGTGGTTCAATCGTGAAACACTCGCTGAACAATCAAGAGAAAGACTTGCATCATTTGTTGCGGAAGCAGTCGGCAGTATGGTCCCAGGTCTTGTAGATAAAGGACTTCCTGATGTTACTGGTCCTGCAATTCCACCTATCGGTCTACCAAAATGAAATGGTTTTACGCTACTGCAGGTGTACTCTTAGGTGTATCACACCTTGGGATGATCGGCATCATAGCGAATAAACAAACCTTTCCACATCTCAACCCACCTGTAGGTCCTTATAGTTCCTACAGTGCTGAGGTTGGTAGAGAAGGATATAAGATCAATTATCAAGGAAATGATCCAAAGGTAATGTCGGAAGACATTTACGTTAATAAGAGTGGTTTCTTTGGTAATAAATCTATCGTCACAAAATCTCACGAGTACACTATGGATGGCATCAGGCATCTAGGAGGTGAAGGCGTGGGAAAGTTGACTGCCAAAAAACTAGAATGTATCAAGGCGGAAGGTGGTGGAGAACAAACGGGCGCTGTGATCGGCGCTAGTGTAGGAACCGCTGCTGCCCCTGCTCTATCAGGCATTCCATTTATAGGTCCAGTCCTAGCAGGAGGCATTGCACTCTTTGCAGGTAACAAGGGAGCAAATGTAGGTGGAGAAATCGCTGTCGCAATGGCAGACTGTGAAGAAGAATTAATTGACTGATGAATGGAAATCCCAGAGATCGGAACGAACGATATTAATATTCGTTCCTTGAACATACCTGAGATCCGATCTTATAGTTGGATCGAATCTATACCAAAAGCGATACCGATCTACCCACCTGTCACTCAAGAGTTAGGTACACCGATCATCAATATCCCAGGTTGTGTAGAAGCACACGAACTTGATGATGGTAAGAATGAAAACCTAAAGTCAGATGACCCGAAGGGAGCGAAGGTGTATTGTGATGCTGCATTGCCTTCGTTCTCCCCTATCGAGTACAACAAAGAGAAATTACAGTTCCAGTTGCCTGCTGTAGAGGCACCTAAGTTTGAGAATGAATCACCAGACCTTTCTGTACCAGAGACAAAGGTACCAAAGGTTGACTCACCTGAGTGTCCTACAAGGGCACAGGTATTAAAAAACCCCATAGGAAAGATCCTAGAGGGTAATAAAAAGATTGTTGCTTACGAGTTGGTAGGCAAAGAATGTATTGAAGTTACAGAGAAATTAAATATCACTGATCAAATTATTCAAAACATCCCTTCCCCTGGTTTGATAGTTACTACAGGTTCTATTGCTGCTGTTGCTGCCACCTCTGCGTTGCTCGCAAAACCGCTTGCCGATCTTCTTCTGAAAATTGTGAAACCTGCTGTGAAGAAGACGATTGGGAAGATTGGATCTCTGTTTGGACGGGTTCCGAAACGCCAATCTCAAAAGGACCGCCAAGATCTGCAGCGTTTGAGGACACGGGCACTTCGAGAGTTGAAGAGGATGAAGAAGAGATAGGTTTAGAATTACTATGCACGTGTGGTTTGATATAGTTCACACCCTGTACCACAACGTCTGCACATACACTATAGTATGGTGACTTTGGATGGAAGGTGATTCCCGCTTTCATAAGTTCACCACAGTTTTTTAATCTCGCGATCTCGAAGTCTAATCTCTTGTTTGCAGTCAACTGACGTTACATATTT